CAACCGTACATTTACGCCGGTTTTAACTGCCACATCCTTCGCAGCCATCCATTCATCGTACGGATCCACCGGGTCCAGATCCGGCGCCCGCTTAAGCCCATGCTCATCGATGTTGTACAAATACGCCTCACCCTCTTCCGGGAGATCTCCGATCAGCTCAATCACAGCTGCCTTAAACTTGTTTGAGAGATACTGCAGCTCTGTGGCAACGCCCCATTTTTCCGTGTATACCAAAAACCACTCTCCTGTATTACCCACGATCAGTCCGGAGCTCTTCAGGGCATCTTTCATGATTCTTTTCAATTCACCGATTTTC